AGGTAGGTTCACCTATACCTCCCTGCAAGCACGTTCCCGTCCGTGTGGTCGATTAGGCGGGTTCATTCAATCAAACAAAGGAGTAACCATGACTAAAGTCGTGTCTAAATTTTATCAGGCAATTATTGCTCAAAAAGAAATAGGTAAGCACTTTGGCCCTAGAACCAAAGGCGTTAAGTTCCCGTCATTAACTCAGCATCAACAAAGAAGAATAGAAGCCCTTTATGATCAGGGGTTTACACAAGCAGAGATAGCCCGAAAGGTAGAGTTGGCACCAAGTACTATTTACAACTTTGTCACAAGGACTTTGAATAAAGCCTTATGAGTAATCCAAAGTTGTTCGTTATGGGTTCCGACAAAGATTTTACTGACAAAGAATTGGAATGTCTGAAAAAACTAATCCAACGGAACCTAAAAAAAGAAGGCGTAACTACTAAAAGCTTCTCTTTTCAGATCCGTGTCGAGTGCAAGTTAAAATAGCTTAGAGATCCTAGTCGTTATCTCTTCGCTTATGCTTGGAAGTTCAACGTGACGCTTCAAGCTAGGCACAATATTCAAGTAGTACTGTTCTTGCTCGTTAATAAGCTTCATATACTCTTGCTTCTGATCTGACGTTAGATCTGCCTTTAGTAGATCTCGCCTTTGCTTTCTTAGCTTTGAAAGCGCCGTGGCTGTTGGTTGCAGACTTTTCCTAACGCCCATGAACTGACGCCTATTGACTAGGAAATTCTCAAGGTCTTCCATTCTACCGGCGTCTTTTAGACTTTTTACTGTGTTCTCTGTCCTCTTCACATAGTCCCAGATCTCATAAAAGTCTTCTTTTGCTCCGCCACCAAACTCACTACCAAAGAACCTTCTTAGTATTGGTTTTTGTGAAGTGTCTGTGCCAGCAAGTACGGATCTGTTATCGCCCTGAAGGGTGTTGCTTCTTAATGCTTGGTCAGCAAAACCTAAAACAGCCGTGCCAATTGTGCCGCCATAACCTTTCATTAAATGATCTAGCTTGATCGGGCTTATATCAAGCACCTTAGCCATGTTCTTGGCAACCTCGGATGTAGAGGCAAGCTCTTGAAGTTGCGGATCTAGTGTTGAGTCTATAAACACGGGAGTAACAGGCCTTCCTGTATACATATCGTAGTTCATATAAGCCTCAAGGATTGGTGTTATTGCTTGAGGCGGTTGAATACCAAGCGTTCCAAAGACTGCGCGTCTAGCTGACTGCTGCAAGTCCCTTGCGGTTGTCTCGCCGTTGTACGCATCTATTATTCTTTCGGGTAGCGTTTTAAACAACAGCCCAACCTCAAACGGGATGGGAACCCTAACCGGTACGCCTGAGGGCGTTGGAATTATCCAGTAGTTGTCTTTTATTTCCTCGGTTTGATTCTTGTATTGCTCATCATCACTAACCATTGTGTAGTAAATAGCTGTGCTGGCAGCAATAAGTGATCCTCTCGCAATAAAGCTTGCTGCGGCTTGTCCGCGAGACAACTCTCTATTTGCAGTGTTCTTGCCAGCGCCAGCCCGGATCAATACATCTAGTCCTTGAATTCTTGCGTTAAGGAAGGGGATTGTTGCTGTTAACAAGCGCATAACTGGACTGCTTCCACGCCTACCGAAGTTTAAAACCTCCATTGCTTGAAAGTGAGCTTCTGCTTCGTTGCCTGTGCGAGCCAAAACATCTTTGTACACCGCGTTTCTTGTTGCGGCGTCTGACATGGTGGTTATATTTCCAAGTCCGTCCCACAAGCTAAGAAACGTTTTGGTAAGCAATCCTTTTTGATTTACGTTCTTGTTTCTACTTTGTAGAATCTTTCCTGCATACTCACTAATATTATCTGGGTCATTCTTGTAGTCATAACCGCCAACTACACCACTCCTTTCGAGCGTTTCCATACCTTCTGCAAAGCCAACTACAGTGTCTGCAATTGGTATGAAGTTAGATCCTGATGTGACAAAAGCAGACATTGAGTCACGAAGCATATTTGCTATTACAAAGCCGGGTTCACGGGTAACCATCTCTCGCAAAGCACGGGCCGGGAAGCCAAGGTACTTGGCAACCTCTCGCTCAACACCTCCAGCAGGCTCAACAGTTAACGACTCATAGATTAACGGGTCATCAACAATGAATTGACGGCGCTCACCTTTAACCTTAAATGTAACAACAGCCTCACCAGCAGTGCTTTGGCCTTTACCAACTTCTCTGGCTAAGCCTATGTTTTTCATGTCTCTGACAACACGCTGTTGAGCAACATTCTTCATGCCCATACTTATTGCCGCGTTCAGGTTCATTGCGATAGCTTCTAGGAGTGGCACGTTTAATTGTTTTTCACTGCCTTTGATAGCCTTCAAGTCAGCACTACCAGTAAGCCCACCAAAGATATTTGGCGCGTTTGGTGTTTCTGCACCTTCTACTTGACGATAGAACGGGATGTAGTCTGATTGGTTTAGCCATAGCTCAGCGGTGTCGGCATCAACAACGCCTGTGTCCTTTAAGAACTGAACTGTATAGCTGTTGTAATCCTGCCAAGCGTCATACCAATCTTTTATGATTGAGTTGCCGTTAGCATCTAAAAAGGACTCTGCCGTGGCAATGTTAGCTGCGTGGTCTTGAGGTGTTCCGGGGACTTCTATGCCCCTTTGTTTAAGTACTACTGATCGCCTAGCTATTGAGTAAGCCTGTGCAAGCTGCTCCAGAGACCCATGCTCTTTCGTATAAAGTATAGACATGACATCAACCAGACCGCGAAACTGCTTGGTTTCACCACGGCTGTTTGTGTGATTGAAGTCAGCAACCTTTGTCATGCCGCCTGTGTATACAGGGACTCCATACCGAAGAGCCGCTCCGGTAATAGCGTTTGCTCGGTCAGCCATTAAAACTGCCGCCATAGAAGATGAATCCGCAAGCAGATCGCCTAGTAGGCCTTGGTAATTTTCTAGCTGAGCGTACCGATTAACGTACCGTTGCTTGTAATCGGTAAGCCTTTTACTTATAGACCCTTGGTCAAGAACATTGAGGTAGGTCTGACCGGGTGTCATCAGAGGTAGCTCTGCAACTACATTATCTACTGCTGATTGAGCCGCAGGATTAATTTCTGGTGCGTTGGCCCTTGAGAATAAAAACTCTTCGCTTGGAGATAACTGTTGACCCTTGTCAGGGTTGGCAGCTACAGCTTGAGCATACGGATCTGCTCCGGGATTGACCCGTGGCGCGGTGCCAGCAGGCCTGTTCTCAGCTATCTCAATATTCTTTTCTACAACACGGTCAACTTCGCTTTGACCAATAACTTTTGGTTTTTTATATTTGTCAAAAAGACTAAACGGCAGGCCTACTTCTTCAGTCTGTACCTGTCTGGCAGCATCGCTTCCTCTTCTGCGCCTAGTGGCTGAGTCAGGTCTCGGTCTGGATACGCCGTCATTAGATAGTTTTCTCTCGTAAGTGGTTGCTTCGTCTCCTTCAGATATGCCTCCACCGGATCGCTCCCAGTCGGGCGGCTTGATCTTGTTTGCGTGTTCATAAACCATTTCCCGTGCTTGTTCTAAAGATATCTTCTTACTATTGTACTGCTTCCATATATTGTCTACAACGTCCACGTTACTCTTTTGCGACTTGTACTCTGGTCGGAATAGTCCTCTAACAGCTTCCCATGTAATGGATTGCATTTCTCTAGGCAGTACGCCCCGTTCAGCAGCGGCACGGCGATACGCCTCCTCGTACATTGAGTAGATGCCGTTTAGACCAGTAATACTAGATGAGGAGCCTTTGGTGCCAAAGTTGTGTGACACTTCAAACGCGCTCCCACCAAGAGGCTTTAACAACCCTGCGGCAACGGCGTGAGTGTCTATCGTCACAAAACCCAAATCTGAATCTGGGTCGTATATGTTGTTATAGAAGTTTCTAACCTTGTTAGCAGACCCAAGCGAGGCTGATATAACACCTATATCTGCATCTTTTAACGCTTTTACAGCTTTCGCTATTTCGTTTAAAGATCCCCAAGCAACCTTAGAGTTACTGCCGTCAGAGTTTTTTGCGTAATCAAGAAGCCTTCCGTCAGGTGCTACAATTCTATAACTTGGATCATTGTATGTTTGGTCAAACGTCCTTATCCACATGGCGGCAGCAAGCTCACCTGTCGCTGGGTCGTTGAATTTGTTTAGAACTTGATCCAAAGACGATGACCCTATTAGCCTGAGCATCTCTCTATTTTTTGCTTGAGCCGGTGGCTTTATGCCTTTGTGAAAATATATCTCTTCTGCGCGAGCTTTCATCTCAGGGGTGAACGGTTGCGCTGCATGATTGAAGTAGGTATCCATTGTCCTTTCAGCAAGGGATGCATTCTGATACCAGTCTTTCTGAGGAGACAGCACAGCAGCAACAGCAGCAGCTTGTTCCATAGAAACGTCATGCCGCTCAGCAAACCGTCTAACTAAAGCATTAGCTCCCTTGTACCAAAGCTTTGAGCTTTTTCTTGTCTCGGCAGGTACTCTATCGTGAATATCAAGCAAGTTGTTTTTGACTAAATCAATAAACTCTTCTGCTTTCTGCTCATCTGACCGAAGCTTTGGTGACTTCTGGAGTATTGGGTACAACGCTGCATTCTTAATGATCGCCATGTTCTTTCTAAACACAGTCTTGTCGTTCAAGAATGTCTTATAGTCATTGACCAGTAAATCTTCTATAGGGTCTTCTTTTGCCTTAGTTGCTGTCGGGTATCTTGTGCTTACATTGCCCTCAATACCGCCTTGCTCGGCTGCTCTGCGAGAGAACATGATCTCGCCATCAACGCCCTCCATAGATGCCCACTTAGGCAATAGACCAGTTTTATTCTCAGCAAAAACAGTGCCTTCTATATTAGCTGTTCTATTATTTTCGCCATACGGGCCAAAGTTTAGCCAGCTATTTTGTCCTCTGGTCTGGGCTGTTAACGCTTGTAACGCTGGGCCAGTAAATAGTTTTGCGTGAGCTTGGAATGCGTTTTCTTCACCGCGAGCGCGGAAGCCAGCGCCTTCAATGCCATGCCCGAATGCGTCATGCACCGCTCTAAACAAATCATTGACCAACACAGGATGATCTTTACCTAGCTGATCCTTCCATACGATACCGGTATCTTCCAGTAACGGGTCGTTTTGATTGGGTATTGCAGTCAGGCCTTCAGTGCCATAACCATCGTATGTGCCATAAACAGCCATGCGCTTATTGGCTCGCAGATCACGAATGGCGTTAAAAGGACTGCCTGCGTAAGGGTCTGTTTCAGAATCAAAGAATGTAAACTTGTATCCAGCATCAACCAGTTCGTCGTACTGATCTCTTGTTTGCCTTGCTAGATCTTCATAAGCCTCTTTGACCGTAGGATCTTCGGGGTTATGCGCCATATCGTCATACGCTAAGGCTATTCTCCCAGCGATGTCGGGGTCTACAGTTACATATTCTTGTTGTCGCTTGAGCGTGATTCCAAACTTCTCTGCATAGCTTTCTGCTGCTGCATTGATGTCTGGGTCTGGCCCCGTTGCTCCTGCGATAATCGGCGCACCATCGAGCGGCGCACGGCCTCTGCCTTGATCGCGGCCTCTTCCGTCTCCTCCTCGTAAGGATCGTACATTGTCATCTCCAAGTTTTGATATGTTTCTGGCAACAATGCCTTTAGTGCTAGATGCGTCTATGGGTTGATCTAGTTGTTCAGGGTCGAGCATTTCGTAAAGAAACTTTGATTGCCCCGGCTTGATGTCAAACTTGCTACCCTCAGGAACAAGGTGTTGATCCCTTGAGTCAGCAAACTCTGCTTCGCCAACCTCGACAGGCTCACCCACGGTGGCATAACCAACCAACTTTGCTGGCCCAGAACCCGTCTCAATAATACCAATACGCTTTCCTACATAGGGGCGTAGAGAATCCTTGTCACGGGACTCGTACCGCTTGTTACCGCTAACTATTAACCGGGCATAGTTTACGTCGCCATCAGTTCTGACGTTGACGCCCATTTCGGC